TGGAAAAATATGAGATAAACCTGATAGGGGATCGCTACAGAAATAAACTTGACAAATCAAGAAAAAAAGATATATATGTTAACTTACTAGAGAAGTTTTATAGACATCTTATCAAAGGTGGTAGAGGTACTGGAATACATCTTCCTCATTCCAGAGTGTATTACGTTAGAGCAGCAATGCGAGAAGACAAAGATTTTATTAAAAGGTTAGGTTATGTGCCTACCTTAGAGGAAGTAGAAAGAGCCCTCGATGCAGAAAGCAGAGCAGGGCGAGGAGTGTATGAGAGCAGTGACTAGGTTTTCCTTTACTCACACATTGAATAGTCCCTCTATGAGTTGGCCTTACGTCTGTGGAGTTCGAGTCAGCATCCGAGATCTAGCAATTCCATTCGGAAGATAGCTAAATCGGTTGTGAGTATTGGATTGAGGGGTGTGTTTGTCATACCCCTCATAAACTAGATAGGGAAATGGAGAAAGAGATATACAACATATGCGTGTGTATCTTAGGGGTGATAGGTTTATATTTAGGTGTAGCATCACTACTAAGTAACATGGGAGGGGTGTTCATACTAACACTTCCTTTAAATATTTTGTTTATCTATTGGTATTCAAAAAGGTTGAAACTAAATGGCTAGGAAAAAAACAAAACCTATTAGACGCACTACCAAAGGTAAAGGAGCTAACTACCGACCTACAAAACAAGGTGCAGGTATGACAGCTAAAGGAGTAAGAGCCTACCGCAAGAAGAATCCTGGCTCTAAATTGAAGACTGCCGTAACAGGTAAAGTCAAGAAAGGCAGTAAAGCTGCCAACAGAAGAAAGTCTTATTGTGCAAGATCACTAGGACAACTCAAGAGGAGTTCGGCAAAAACAAGAAATAATCCGAACTCTCGTATTAGACAAGCAAGAAGAAGGTGGAAATGTTAATGGAAAAAATATATAGAACAAATCAAAAAGTAATTACATACCCTATTATTGATATCGAAAAAGGTCTTGATAAAAAATATAGAGGTATTCCTTATACCCCTAAGAAAAGTGTTACAGGTATATCCTATAGAACAGGCATATATCGAGGTATAGAAAACCAAGTAACTATAAGACATAGAAGTTAATATGGCTGCGAAAAAGAAAAAGAAAACTAAGAAGAAAAAAGGAGCTACTCCTACAAATCCTGCACTGTATGCACGAGTAAAGGCAGCAGCTAAAAAGAAGTTTAAAGTTTATCCTTCAGCCTACGCTAATGGATGGTTAGTTAGAGAATATAAAAAGCGTGGTGGTGGTTATAGATAATGGCCAAACCAACAGGAGGATTAGCAGCGTGGTTTGGTAAAGGTCCTAAAGGGGACTGGGTAGACATAGGAGCACCTAAGAAAAAAGGGAAGTTTCAACCTTGTGGCAGAAAGTCTGCTAAGAAGAGTAAAAGAAAATATCCTAAATGTGTTCCTAGATCAAAAGCTAAAAGTATGACAGCAGCACAAAGGAAGAGTGCTGTTAAAAGGAAGAGGTCAAAAGCACAAGGCGTTGGAGGAAAACCTACCAATGTTAGAACTTTCGCAAAGAAACGAAAGAGAACAACAAAAAGGAAAAAGTAATATAGGAGATAATTATGAAAAGATTACTAACAATTGCTATTATAGGTCTTACTCTTACAGGATGTGCAGCATCACAAATATCTTTGACTGCATCAGCACCTAAAGGTAAAGACTTAGATATCACTATTAAGACTAAAGAACAAAAAGCTGAATAACATGGAAAGAGCTAGAAATGAACGTGGTCATTATATTGCAGATGATCCAGGAACTAAAAATGTTAATGAAGCATATAAACCGATTAAGTATTATCTAATAGAAGAAAAGATACTTAATCTTATTCTACAAAATGTGGCACAATTACCACATGTCTTAATAGATCCAAAGACTAAGAAAGTTATACAAGAAGTAGAGGAGTAATATCCATGCCAATGGTTGGAGATAAAAAGTTTTCTTATACTGATCAAGGTAAAAGAAAAGCAAAACAATATGCCACTGAAACAAGTAAGTTAATGCATGTTGGCTACCGAAAAGGAGGGGGAGCTTTGAAAGTTGATTCTCCAAAAGGTAAGAAATGTTTATTTGGTATTAAGAAGTAATGGCTATACCTACGTTTAAATCGTCAGCAGTAGCCTTATCATCAACCAATAGGACAACGATATATACAACTCCAAGCCTATCAAGAGCAGTAGTAACTTCTGTGATGATAGCAAATGTTGATGCATCAAGTGCAGCCACAATAAAACTAGAGTGGTATGATGCGTCAGCAACAACATACTTTGCACTAACTGGAGCATATAGTGTTGCAGCAAATGGTTATTTAATTATATCAGATACACCAATGTATTTTGATACAGGGGATTTGCTAACAGCTACAGCAGGTGCAGCAGATGACTTAACAGTTACAGCTTTCGTAGAAGAATACTCAACAGGATTTTAAATGGCAAAAGAACTAACAGAAAAACAAAATGCTTTCTTAAATGCTTTATTCGGTGACGCATTAGGTGATTATCGAATGGCAATGGACATTGCAGGATACGCTCCTTCAACTACAGTAAGAGATGTTACATCAGGACTACAGGAAGAGATCCTGCAAGGTTCAAGAGAGTATCTAGCAGCGAATGCTCCAAAGGCAGCGATTGCTATTACAGGCGTTATAGATGATCCAACAGAACTAGGAAATAGAGATAAACTAACAGCAGCAAAGGATGTGTTAGATAGAGTAGGTGTAGTTAAACAAGAAAGACTAGAAGTGAATACTCCTTCTGGTTTATTTATTTTACCTGCTAAAAAGGAAGATGATGATGGAGATTCAGTATAAAAGAAAACTAGGTTCAACAGTTCCATTTGGATGGGAACTTGTTGGAGAGTCTAAAGATTTATTAAGAAGTATCCCAGAGCAACAAGAATTATTAGAACAAGCGAAAGGATACACTAAAGGATCAAGTCTACGAGAAGTAGCGAAATGGTTATCAGCAAAGAGTGGGAGATCAATATCTCACGTAGCTCTTTACAAAATGTTGAAAAAAGATGAAAGCGAAAGAAATAGAAAAGCAGCTAACATCAGATGGCAGCGACTTAAAACCCAGGCAAGGGAAGAAACGCAGGAAGACCTCCAAGCGGAAGCGGAACTATACGAAAATAGTAAGGCCAAAGCTCAAGTCTCAAGCTAATATAATAGAAGCTGACGCATCTGAGAAAGATATTACGATACCTGAAGAGCATGAACAGAACGTGGTCTTCAAGCCTAATGATGGTCCACAGACAGACTTCTTAGCATCAAATGAAAAAGAAGTTCTATATGGTGGTGCAGCAGGTGGTGGTAAGTCATATGCCTTATTAGCAGATGTGTTGCGTTTTTGCAACCATCCACATCATAGTGGTTTGATACTGAGAAGAACCAATGATGAGCTAAGAGAGTTGGTATTAAAGAGTCAGGAATTATACCCACAAGTATTTCCTGGTGCTAAGTGGAGTGAACGAAAGTCATTATGGACATTTCCTTCTGGTGCACGTATTTGGATGACATATCTTGAACAAGACAAAGATGTGTTGAGGTATCAAGGACAGTCGTTTACTTGGATAGGTGTAGATGAGTTGACACAATATGCTTCACCTTATGCTTGGAACTATTTACGTTCTCGTCTTCGTACAGTAGATGCTGATCTACCAACGTATATGAGGGGAACAACAAACCCAGGTGGTCCAGGTCACTTATGGGTTAAGAAGATGTTTATTGATCCTTCGCCTTTTAACACATCGTTTTGGGCAACGGATATAGAAAATAATGAGGTACTAAAATATCCAAAAGGCCATGCCTTAGAAGATAAGCCTCTATTTAAAAGGAGATTTATACCTGCTAAACTTACTGATAATCCTTATCTGTCTAGAACAGGTGAATATGAGGCAAACCTTTTATCTCTTCCAGAAGTACAGCGTAAACAACTTTTGGAAGGATCTTGGGATATCGCAGAGGGTGCAGCATTTAGTGAGTTTAATAGGGATATCCACGTTGTTGAACCTTATGAGATACCCAGTTCTTGGAGAAAGTTTAGGACTTGTGATTATGGTTATTCTAGTTGGTCCGCATGTTTATGGGTAGCAGTAAGACCAGATAATAAATTAATCGTGTATAGAGAGTTATATACGAAGAAGAAAACAGCAGATGAATTGGCTGATATGATATTACAAATAGAACATGAAGCTGATGAAAAGATATGGTATGGAATATTAGATTCATCATGTTGGCATAACAGAGGACAAGTTGGTCCATCGATTGCTGAAACAATGATATTAAGAGGGTGTAGATGGAGACCTTCAGATAGATCTAAAGGAAGTAGAGTAGCAGGGAAAAATGAATTGCATAGATTATTAAGAGTAGATGAAGAAACTAAAGAATCAGGTATTGACTTTTTTAAGAATTGTATTAAACTTATATCTGAAATTCCACAGATACCTTTAAGTAAATCTAACCCTGAAGATGTAGACACTAAAGTAGATTACGACCATGGATATGATGCACTAAGATATGGCATCATGTCTAGACCAACTCCTAGAGGGTTGTACGATTTTTCCGAAACAAGTTGGAAAAAACCTTGGAAACCTGCTGACCAAGTATTTGGATATTAAACATGGATGAAGAACAAAAATTAGAAACCGAAATAGGTTTAGACATAGACGATACAGAACAGAATACATTATCAAGTTTTGTTTTAAGTAAATTTAATTCTGCTAGTGACTCTCGTTACTCACAAGAAGAAAGATGGATGACAGCGTATAGAAACTATAGAGGAGTCTATGGATCTGAAACACAATTTACTGAGCAAGAAAAAAGCCAAGTCTTTTTAAAGATTACTAAAACAAAAGTTACTGCAGCATATGGACAGATTATTGATGTACTATTTGCAGGACAAAGATTTCCATTAGGTGTAGAGTCTACTCGTTTACCTGAAGGTGTTGAAGAAGCTGTCAACTTTGATCCTAAGTTTCCTGAAGAACCTGAAGAAGAGGATACACCAAGTCTATTTCCACCTGGCTCAAAACAAGAAGAACTTGAGCTTGGTGCATTAGAAGAATTAAAAAAAGATTTAGAATTAAAGAAAGGTCCAGGTCTTACACCTACATCTATAACTTATTTCCCTGCAGACGAAGCAGCTAAGAGAATGGAAAAGAAAATACTAGATCAGTTAGAAGAGTCTTCTGCATCTAGGCATTTACGTTCTGCTGCATTTGAAATGTCTTTATTTGGCACAGGCATATTAAAAGGACCTTTTGCTTATGATAAAGAATATCCTGCTTGGGAACAAGATGAAGAGGGTAATCCTAATTATACACCAACAATGAGAACAGTTCCAAAAATAGAGTTTGTTTCTTGTTGGGATTTCTATCCTGATCCTGCTGCAAATGGTATGGATGAGGTAGAGTATGTGATTCAACGTCACAAGTTGAACCATGCTGATATGAGGGAATTAAAAAATCGCCCTCTGTTTGATGAAGAGGCCATTGATGAATGCGTATTGATGGGCACTAACTATACCAGAAAATGGTGGGAGGATGATTTAGATGATTATGATTCGACAAATATTAACGTGGATCGCTACGAAGTGTACGAGTTTTGGGGAAATGTTGACAAGTCTTATGCCGAAGATGCAGGACTTGATATCCCTAACGAGTACGAAGATTCTGACATGGTACAAGTCAATGCTTGGGTTTGTAACAACAAGATCTTACGATTGGCGATTAATCCTTTTAATCCTATTAGGATTCCTTATTTTGCTGCTCCTTATGAGTTAAACCCTTACTCTTTCTTTGGAGTAGGACTAGCAGAAAATATGGTAGATACCCAACAATTAATGAATGGGTTTATGAGAATGGCAGTTGACAATGCTGTTCTGTCAGGTAATCTTATCTTTGAAATAGATGAGACTAACTTAGTACCAGGTCAAGATTTAGAAGTGTATCCTGGAAAGATATTTAGAAGACAAGGTGGAGCACCAGGTCAAGCATTATTTGCGACACAATATCCGAATGTGTCATCACAAAATCTAATGATGTTTGATAAAGCTAGAGTCTTGTCAGATGAGTCTACAGGTATACCTTCTTATTCCCACGGACAGACAGGAGTACAAGGAACTGGCAGAACGGCTGCAGGGATATCCATGTTAATGGGTGCTGCACAACTAGCTATAAAGTCTGTGGTGAAAAATATAGATGATTATTTATTACAACCTCTAGGGGAGTCTTTCTATAACTTCAATCAACAATTTGATTTTGATCCTGAAGTTCAAGGTGATATAGAAGTGAAAGCAAGGGGAACAGAAAGTTTGATGCGTAATGAAGTAAGAAGTCAAAGACTATTACAACTTATGCAAATTGGTTCTAATCCTGCACTAGCACCTTTTGTAAAGTTCCCAGTGATACTAAGAGAGATTGCACACTCATTTGATCTTGATGCTGAGAAATTTGTGAATGATGAGAGAGAAGCATTGCGACAGGCTAAGATATTACAAGAGTCTGGTATGATGCAAGCACCTCCTCCTCAAGCACCTGCAGGTGGTCCAACACCACCAGAAGGAGCAGGCACAGTTCCACCTACTAGTCCTGCAGGGACAGGCAATAGTCAGATAGGTCCAGGGGGAGCACCAGAACCAGGTATGCCAGGATTTGCAGGCAGACCACCAGGTGAAGGAGAGATTCAGTGAGTCCAGAAATAGCTAGGAAGTTACTAGCAGTTGTAAATAATAAAAGTAGTATTGATGCTTTATTTGAATATGCAGAGGAAAGAATAAAGCAACATGTTAAAAATCTTATTCGTGAAACAGATCACGCTAAGATGGTAGCCATCCAAGGAAGCATACAAGAGTTACAAAGATTTGCTACCTTGAGGGATGAAGTAAATCAGAAAGCGAAAGAGGCAAAAGATGGAACAACTACAAAGCAATAACTCTACTGCAGATCAAACAAGATCAGTACTGTCTAGAGCAAAATCTAATATAGGTCCTAGTACTAAAAAATTAGTAAATGAAACAGTAGAGATGATTACGAATCCTATACAAACTGCAAAAAGTATAGGTAGCTTAGCTGTAGGTTTAGTTGAAATGGCTATACCAGGTGAGCAAGGTAATGAAGATACTGTAAGAGCAGTTGGCAAACATTTTGCCGATAGGTATGGATCTGTAGAAAGAATAAAAGAAACATTTGCTACTGATCCTGCAGGTTTTGCAGCAGAAGTTGTTGGTTTAATAGGTGGTGGTGCTTTTGCCGCAGGAAAAGGTATTACTAAAGCTACTGCAAAAAAAGCAGATGATGGTGTTGCTGATGCTCAATTAGAAGCAGCTATGTTACAAAAAAGTAAAGAGCCTGATCGTAGTGGTATGGGAGATTTAGGTGACAATATCCAACCTTCTGCATATGATGAAGCATTACAGGTTAGTAGTAAGTATGGAGATGATTCTATACTTAAAGATTTTGGCCCTGAAGATGTAGATGGATATTTTCAATTTATGGATGAAACTCAGTACCTCAGAAAATCTTCTGTATTAGAAAATATGACAGATGCTAATACATTTTTTGACACATTAACAGAAGCAGGAGGCCCTAGAGTAAGAAGATTTGATGAAGATTTAGATTACAATCCTGCTAATGATATGACTTTTACAAAACTAAAAGAAAAAAAAGGAACTTTTATTAGGCGAGCTAATACTTTAAAAGATTCTGAAAAAGTAGTTTTATACACAGACTCAGGAAAAGGGCTAGGCGGAAAAAAGAAAAAGAGTTTAGTTTTAGTAGGAGGAAAAAAACAACCTACTAAAGAACAGATATTAGACTTTTTAGATGTAGAGCCTAATACAGTAAAAGGATTTGCAGGAGAGTATGATGAAATACTTTTTTCACCAGGATACCTAGAGAATAAAGCTCTATCATCTATAGAGGATGCTGTAGGTCCTAGTTTTCAAGAGGGAGGATTTGCATTGCAACAAGCAACAGTAGAAGGTAACAGCTCTGCAGATAATTTAAGAAATGCTAGTGTTACTGAGGAACAAAAGAAAAAAGACATAAAACAGAAAGCTATAAAAGATGCTACAGGCGGTAAAAAAGATACTAATGTAGATGTTGCTAAATTAAACAACCCAGAAGATTTGTTAGAAAAATATAAAGATACGC